GAGTGGGGGATATGATTCAGAAGGTGACACAAGCCACGGGGATTGAACTTGCCACCAAATTTTTGATGGGCGAAGATTGTGGATGCGATGCCCGTAAACACAAATTGAACAAAATGTTCCCAACCCGTCAACCATTGTGCATGACGGAAGATGAATACCATTGGTGGACACATTTTAAGTCAGTAGAAAGCACGACATTAGCCCCAATGGAGGCAAACAAGGTGGCGGAGATATGGTCACGCATATTCCAAAGCAAGAGAATCTACAAACCATGCTCATGCAACCCAAAGGCATGGCAAAACATGATTAACGAATTAACCCAGGTGTATGAAACTTACGAGAAACCTTTGTGATTGTTGTGACCACCACAAAGAATCAACAAAAGAACTGATAAACGAAACGGGGCCGAACATCGAACCCAATCAACTTTATATGTGTATAAAATGCAGACAGAAATTTCAAGACCGAGCAAAATGGGGGCCGTGGTTAGACGCCGTGAAATCCTTGCTAAGAAGTACGCAATCATGATTCTACGCGAGGATATGGGAATGACATGGGAAAAGGTAGGCAAGGCCATGGGAATGAACCCACGCGTTTGTAATGAACTATATTTGAAAGCCATCAAAGATGAAACCACACACAAAGATTTATTTAACATACTTTGGTTATGACACCAATAGTTTTATCCCGTGTGAGGTGTGCGGAAGCCAGGCCGTGGATATACATCATATTAAACCACGGGGGATCGGCGGATCAAAAACAAAGGACACCATCGAAAACCTTATGGCACTTTGCAGAAAACACCACATCGAAATGGGTGACAAAAAACAACACATGGATTTTTTAATCATCACACACCAAATAAAAATGAACAAATGAACATAGAATGGGTTAAAACAAAAGACATCATCCCAAACACGGAAAATCCCCGTGTAATAAAAGATGATAAATTTAAGAAGTTAGTGCAATCAATCAAGGACTTTCCCGAAATGTTGGAAATACGCCCAATTGTAGTGAACAGTGAAATGATGATATTGGGTGGCAACATGAGATTGAAAGCCATTCAGGAAATCGGCATCAAGGAAGTTCCCATCATCAAGGCGGAAAACTTAACCGAAGAACAACAACGAGAGTTTTTGATAAAGGACAATGTTGGATTTGGTGAATGGGATTGGGATGCGTTGGCAAATGATTGGGATTACAAAGAATTAGTTGATTGGGCATTGGATGTGCCAAAAATGTTAGATCCTGAACAATTTGGTGAAGAATTTAGTTTGGCAGATGGTGACAAAAGCCCATTTCAACAAATGACATTTACACTTGCAGATGAACAAGCCACACAAATTAAAAACGCCATTGCGGATATTAAGTTAACCGAGGAATACAAATACATGGAAACATTGGGTAATGAAAATTCAAATGGCAATGCGCTTTATTTAATTATCATGCAATGGGCAGAGCAAAAGAAATAATTGTCAAGGTTATACCCTCAGCCATTGCAAATGCGTTTGTTAAGAAAAACCATTACAGTGGCAAGGTCGTACCCAATAGCACATTGCACTTTGGTTGTTTTTTAGATGGCAATTTGCACGGGGTTATGAGTTACGGACCAAGTATCAATAAAAAAGGAACAATCAATTTGGTCAAGGATACTGGGTGGAATGAATTTATTGAATTAAACCGTATGGCATTTGACGAATACTTGCCAAAGTATTCCGAATCCAGGTGCATTGCAATAAGTATTAAACTCATTAAAAAGAACGCACCACACATTAAATGGATTATTAGTTTTGCGGATGGCACACAATGCGGAGATGGCACAATATATCGTGCAAGTGGATTTGCGTTGGTTGGTATTGTGGAAAATACCGCATTACGGATAAACCCAAAGACGGGTGAAGCAATACACATAATACAAGCGCATCATCTCAAAATTAGTACTGAATTTAGGAAATGGAAGCCATTCGAGGGGAAGCAATTAAAGTATGTTTATCTTATTGACAAAACTTGTCAAATCACAGTACCCATTTTACCATTCAGCAAAATAGACGAAATGGGCGCGGGTATGTATAAGGGTGAAAAAATCACATTGAAAGAACGAACTTTGAGCAGGGTGGTCGAATCGAACGCCGATTTCAAACTGGATGTCTGATGTGTTACCACTACACTAACCCCGCTTATAGATAATACAAATATACAAAAAGTCGGGAGACAATAAAATAAATTTGATATTTGGAAATTAAAATATATCTTTGTTTTATGAATATGACAAATAACATTACAATCAACGGCATTGATGGATCAATTGCCCACTGCGAAGCAAAAGGATTTGGTAAGATTTTCATGGCATACGCCAATGATTGTCCAAACGAGGAAATTATGGAAATTGGATTTAACCCACATTCAGGTTATGTTTACATCGCATTGGGAAATGGGATTTCAATTTGCTCTTGCATGGGGCATCAAGTTGATTACCTTGTGACAAATTTTAACAACGGAAACGAAACATTTTACGACACTTACAGAGAAGCACTAAAACACTATGAAAGCATGGAGGAAGATTGAACGAACTTTACCCGAGGAAAACACCCCCGTATTGGTACACACCGAACGGGGCATTCCTTTTGTAGCAACTTACTTTGATGAGCAATGGCATTGCTACCACACCGATGAAAGGTTGGAAGTAATTTACTGGATGCCCATCCCAATAACACCCAACGAATAACTATGACACCCAAAGAAAAGGCCAAGGAATTAATTAAGACCTATCTTAATATGAATGACGGATTAATTCAAGAATTTATACCCATTCCAATAGAAGGTGCAAGGCAATGCGCATTAATTGCGGTTGATGAGATAATTTCTGTAATTGATCCCGAAACATTTTTAATGAGTTGGTTATTTTGGAAAGAAGTTAAAAAAGAAATAGAATTGATTTGAAAAAGATTTGAATTATGCCAAACCCTGAAAACATAATACCACCAAAGCCAGGTGAGGTTAGAAACCCCAACGGCAAACCCAAAGGAACAAAGAACCGAAGCACCATCGCACGGAAGTGGTTGGAGGTTATGCAAGACACAAAGAACCCCATCACGGGTGAATTAGAGAAACTATCCCAAGAAGATTTAATCACACTTGCAATGATACACAAGGCAAGGAAAGGTGATGTGGGTGCATACAAACAATTGATGGATTCGGGATTCGGTATGCCCACCCAACAAATTGATGTTACGACAGAAAAACCAATCTTCAACGGCATTGATTTGGATGTGAAGTAATGTTGCAAACCACGACCGCCCAGAGTAAAATTGCCAACCTGCGGAAGCGGGTGCGGATAGTTCGTGGTGGCACATCCTCATCAAAAACATTTAGTATTATTCCGATGCTTATCACATACGCAGTTCAGAACCCGAAGTGTGAAATTAGCGTGGTATCGGAAACCATCCCGCATTTGCGAAGGGGTGCAATCCGTGACTTCCTAAAAATTATGGACATGGTGGGTATGTTTGATCCGTTGAAATGGAACAAATCATCATTGACCTACACATTTAGCAATGATAGTTACATTGAATTTTTTAGTGCAGACCAACCGCAAAAATTAAGGGGTGCAAGGCGTGATGTTTTATTTGTAAACGAGTGCAACAACATCGATTGGGAATCGTATTACCAAATGGCGATTCGTACCCGAAAGTTTATTTATTTGGATTACAACCCAGTGGCAGAATTTTGGGTGGATAGCGAATTGGTAGGTGACCCCGATGCGGAAATGATTGTACTTACCTACAAGGACAACGAAGCGTTGGACAAATCCATCGTTGCAGAAATTGAAAAGGCACGGGATAGGGCTGAAACAAGCAACTATTGGCGAAATTGGTGGAGAGTATTTGGGCTTGGTGAGATTGGAAACTTGCAAGGAGTTATCTTTTCAAATTGGCAAACCATTGACACCATACCAGAGGAGGCAAGGTTGCTTGGCATTGGTGTGGATTTTGGGTATACAAACGACCCCACGGCAATTATAGCCGTTTATGAGTACAATGGTCAACGCATCATCGATGAGGTCGCATACCGCACGGGAATGCTTAATTCAGACATTGCAAGGGCATTACCCAACTTTGTACCAGTGTACGCGGATAGTGCCGAACCAAAGTCAATCGATGAAATTAAAAGATACGGGATAAGAATTAAGGGAGTAACCAAAGGCAAGGATTCCATCAACTACGGAATTCAAATCATGCAATCACAATCGTACCTTATCACATCCACATCAACCAATTTAATCAAGGAGTTGAGGAATTATTGTTGGGATACGGATTCCCAGGGGCGAAGCATGAATAATCCAACGGGTGTATGTCACGGGCTTGACGCATTTCGCTACGCCGAGATGATGATGTTAGGGATCAAATCAAATTACGGCAATTACGATATTCGCTAATTGTTTATTTCGTGTTTATTTGTATCTTTGCAAAGACAAATAATGAAACACGGTAGTTTATTTTCGGGAATTGGAGGGTTTGATTTAGCATCCGAATGGATGGGGTGGGAAAATGTTTTCCATTGCGAGTGGAACGAATTTGGTAAAAAAGTGTTGCACCATTATTGGCCGAACGCAGAATCATTTGATGACATTACAAAAACCGACTTTACAAAATATGCAAACAAAATTGATATTCTCACAGGAGGATTCCCATGTCAACCCTACTCACAAGCTGGGAAACGACAAGGCAAAGAAGATTCACGCCATTTATGGCCAGAAATGTTACGAGCAATACGGGAGATTAAACCAAAGTACATCGTGGGGGAAAATGTTTTTGGGTTGCTTAATTGGAATGGAGGGATGGTATTCGACGAGGTGCATTCTGACTTGGAACTTGAGGGGTACGAAGTCCAGGCCGTGGTTATACCTGCGGCGGCGGTCAATGCCCCACACGGAAGGGATAGAGTATGGTTCGTCGCTTCCCACACCGATAGCAGGGGATTGGAAGGGTCAACGAAGGTCGGACGGAACGGCATCAATGTTGAGTGGAAAAGCAAGTTTGGGATTATTACCAACACCAAATTCAAGTCCGAGGGAAGTGACGGAGGAACAAACGATGAAACGCAAGGAAACATACGGAGGGGAAACAAGGGCGATGTACTTGGAACATTACGCAGTGATGGGATTACTACCAACCCCAAGGAGTGCGGATGTAGAGGGGGGGTGTGTGAACGATGTGCAGATGGAGAACGGAAGTTATTTTCGGACGAACAAAGACGGAGTGAGATGGGGAGTAAAATTGAGGGACATAGTGGAATCGGGGATGTTACCGACACCAATAATCAACCATTACATTTCAAAAAAACCACTATTGAACACGCCAACGGCATCAGACAAGAACGGAGGTTGCACAAGGACAAATCAAAAACTACAATTGGGGAGCAGTTTGGTCAACGAGATGCACGGAGTTTTGAATCAACAACCTGGGACAACTTCCCAACTCAATCCCCGATTTGTGGCGGAGATGATGGGCTTCCCACCGAATTGGACGGAATTACCTTTCCAAAGTGGAGAAACGAATCCATAAAAGCATACGGAAACGCGATAGTTCCCCAAGTAGCATACCAAATTTTCAAAGCAATACAACAAACGATATGACAAGCCATTACCAGCAATTACACAACCAACGACAAGAGATAAAACGCCTTCGATTATTATTAGTGCAGATACAAGGCGAAGCCCTAATCAAAATCCAATTGTTAAAGCGTGAAATAATAAACCCCCGTGTGGATTTGAACGATGCACCTAACCATTGGAAGGAAGTGTTACGGGCCGTTTGCACAGTAACCGAATTAACACCAGATGAAATACTTTGCCCATCAAGGAAACGGGCATCGTTATACGCCCGTCACATGTTCAACTTTATTTGCAGAAAGCGTTTAGGGATGCCGTGGGCAGAGATTGGGCGGATCATTCATCGCGACCATTCAACGGCCATTAATTCGGTCAAGGAATTCACCAATATCCTTTATACGGATAAGGAAGTGCAACGCCAGTACGCAAAAGTTTGTGTATTATTGAACGAGGCATTGGAGGTGTAACAACAAACCCCGATTTGGTCGTTTTATAATTAATGATTGAATCAAAAACCATATTAGTACCCACATCGCTTAAGGATGTAAAGTTGCATCAAATGTTGGCGTATCAAGGTCTTAAAGAAGACATGGACGATACCCAACGCCAATTGGAAGCGGTATCCATATTTTGTGAGTTGACAATGACCGAGGTCATGGCCATGCCGTTTGATATTTTAGCAAAGGCAGTGGAACGCATCACATTGATGTTGACCGAGCAACCCGAGTTCACGCCCAGGTTCAAAATGGATGGCATTGAATACG